TAACTTGCTTGACTGTATACAGGTTGACTTGGATCAAGACGATCCCCTCCCAAGGGATAATATCGGCCTGATTGGACCGTTCGCGTGGGCGATAGATAATGGTTAGATAGGCTTGGCGTTAACCGGAACAGCCCAAAGCGTATATAACTTGCACGTGACGCCGATCTGGCGCAACTCCATCTTGGCGCGGAAGCTTGTTGAACCGAATGCCGAATAGCGGTTTCCGTCAATGTCTTCAAAAAGCCAAACAAGATTATTCATTCAAAATTCCTCCTTTGGTTCGCCCACACGAACCGACCAATCAGTAAAACATGGTCCACGGGCTTTTACCGTTCCCTTGCGGGCCGCTACACGGGTACTGGCGAAGCACGCCGAACCTTTTAAGGTTGACATAATCCCGTTAGCTGGCGACCTTCTGGTCGCGCTGTCTCGGCTTGATAACGCGGGTCTGAGTTAACCGCGCCTGCTGTCTGTCGCAGGGCTTGCGTCCGGTTGTACGGCGTCCGGCAACGTCTTAGCTGTTCGGATAGGGTCTAGCTGTCTTGCGCCTTGGCCCGCGTCATGCGTGGCTTCCCCGGCGCTTTCTCTGGCTGGTGGCTGGTGCGACGATCAACCTTGCATATTCAGGATACGATATAGCATATGCAATGAACAGCGACTTGATGCCTAATTTTTAGAGAAATTTTGAAGGACTTTAGTCCTATCTTTGCCTTGCCTGCCCTCCGTTCCGTTTAATATTTGATACTTGATATAGCATACGCGGCGCTACGTAAATGTTTCCTAATATTTTGTTGATTAATCATCAAGTAGCGTTGCCGAATCTTCAAGTCCCCAAAGGGATGCCGACAGCAGGCGGCAGGCAGGCAGGCAGGCACGAGACGCGGCGCGGGATCGGATCGGACAGGCACGACAGCCGGACGGCACCCGGTACCCGGCACGGGTCGGCCACCCACCCATAGCCCCAAGATGCGGGACTCCGACCACCTGCGCGTTGCGCACGCACGGACACATATAAACCCCTCCCCATTCCCCATAAAAATTTCCTGTATGACAACAAACCAATGGACAAGGATTCCAAAACATGCTATATTTAACCTTAAATATTCCGAAATATTCCCGAAATCGCCGATTGTATCCCTATTGATAGGAGGTAACCACCCTGAAACTCTACGACCTCATCGCAGAAATCCCGGTCGATTACGAGACAAAAACGGGCCTATCCGAAACCGAAAAAGCAATCTTCTTGGGTATGGCGCAGAAGTTCGACGATGATCCCGACTTACTCACCTTGGATACGCGGGAACTTGTGGATAAATTCGGACCCTCCATCCCGCATTATCGATGGCGTGACTTCTTGGCTTTGGATCAGGTCGCGCTATTTGCCAATCACATCACAAAAAGTAACATGGCAATCGCCTTCCGCAAGGCGCAGAAAGCGCTCACCACCGAAGCCGCAGGAGGTAACACACAGGCGGCGAAACAGATCACCGACCTGAGTAACTTTCTGGCTAACAACCAGAACAAAGTGGTACACATTTTAACCTACGTACCGCGCCATGAAATTAACTCGGGTCGGCCAAGAGTCACCGAAGGTGACAATTTACCCGATGTAACCCCATTGGAAATGGAGGAAGTAAGCGATGAATGAATATTAGAAAATTACTCCCATTGGCCTTAGACCGAAGTATATCGCACGACAAATGAGAATCGAAGAAATCAAAGCCGCCATCATGCGCTATCTGGTTTCCGACATGGAAATTAAACGCGAATGGATCGAAGAATATAACCAACTAGTTCAGGAGGACATGAAATGGAAAAACATGCAAAAACCGCACGAGTGACCGCTAAAAAGGTTGAAAAAGAAGAAGAAGAAACGGTAAAAATACCACGCCTGATCGTCGCCGGAAATTTCAATGAATTTCGCTGGTTCCTTCGAGAGAATGGACTCAGCACGGTGAACCATAAATACGTATCGCAAGCTGAACAACTTCACGGCATCGCAACGAACACGGAAATCGCTTTGGTTGGGACGTACAAGAACCGCGACGATTGGGAGCAAATAAAAGGAAGAATTACAGCAAAAGACGGATTGAAAGCGAAGGTGTTCAAAGATGGCAATTGACCCGAATCAGTTACCGAACCCGACACCTCAAGGCATGGTATCGGGGATGCCGTCGTTACCACCGCAATTCACACCGGGTACACGCGCAGGAACCGGAATTTACGGCGCACCAATGGCCCCGCCCGAAGGACTGACGGAGAACCATTTGCACCAAACGATTAACGTACTTTTGGTCTACATGACGCAATTGGTCCAGACGCCTAGCATGAACACGTTTCAGAAGGTTCAATTCGTTCAGCAATTGACACAATCGATCGGCCAATTGGCAACGTCTTTGCCGAAGGATAAGGGAAACGCCGAAGCCGAGCAAATGAAGCTTCAAGTCGAACAGCAAAAGGCCGAAATTCAGAAGCAGTTGGCCGAACATAAGATGCAGATGGAAGAGATGAAAGCGCAACTCGAAATCTTCAAAACGGAAAAGAAAATGGAACTCGAAGCACAGCAAGCCACGCAGAAAATGCAGATTCAGGAAGCGCAGGCCAGCCAGCAAATGCAGATCAACGAACAGCAGGCACGACAACAAGCACAGATCGGACAGGCACAAGCTAGTCAACAGCTAGAACAAAACGCCCAAAGCCATCAAGCCACTTTGCAACAACAACAAGAAGCACACAGCGCTAAATTGTCTCAAACTAAAGAAGCCGCAAAAGCCAAGGCCAGCAAGGGCGAACAAGCATAACAAGCTATATCTCATAAAATCGATCAGTTGATACATCAGGGAGGGACAAACCGTGCCGCCAATTTTAAAGTGTCCACAATGCAAACAGGGCCACTTAGGCGTGCCGCCCGACGAACATCCTTCCTATTTAATATGTAGCGAATGCGGCGCAATCCAATTGACATACAAGCCACAAGACTACCAAGAAGAGTTCCACCGCACACCGTTCCGTATTAATGAAGAAGACGGCACGAACCGCTTGCAGATTATCGGCGTATTCGGGGGCTATGGCTCCGCGAAATCGACGGCCAGCTTGCATGAATTTTTCCTTCGCGCCTTGGAATGTCCGAACAGCGTCGGCTTGGTTACGGCTCCGACCCTGCCGCTCCTGAAAAAGACCACGTGGAAGACGCTCCTAGACGAGATAATCCCACCCCCTCTGGTTCAGGACACGAACAAGCAGGAAATGACGATCACGCTAACCAACGGTTACGTAATCTACGGCATTCCGTCTGACGATGAAGAGAAATTGCGGTCGATCAACGCGGGGCATTGTCACATGGAGGAAGCATCCGGTATCAAGCGGTCGATCTTCATTCAGCTAATCAGCCGGATGCGTCACCCCCGCGCACATAACCGGGCGATATTCGTCTGCTCTAACCCTGACTTGGGTTGGATAAAAGATGACATCGTGGACAACGCATCACGCGCCAAAGAAACGCACCCAAGACACAGCGATTACAACCCCGATATAACGTGCTTTATCTGGCCTACCCGGTTGAATAAATACTTGCCTTTGGATTTCATCGACAACTTGATTCGCAACCGACCGGAATGGTGGATCAAACGGTTTACGGAAGGTAGTTTCGAACACGCAGACGGGATGGTTTACCCGAACGCGTCGAAGTGCTTTATGGAAGACGATCCAGAGGTACTGAAACGCATGAAAGAGGAAGGTTGGGAACGGATCGTCGGCGCTGACTTTGGTCGCCGGAACCCAACAGCCGACTTATTCGGAGCGATCGATCCGAAAGATGGCATCGTTTACGTCTATAAGGAGTATTACGTTGCTGGCAAGATCGTGCCGGAACATGCCGAAGCTTTGAAGCCGATGTTGGATGAAATTCCGCACGGACTTTTGAGGTATATGAAGGGCGATCCAACAGGCAAGAACAAGAACACGGCAGACGGTAAGAGTGTGTTCGGTTTGTACAACGAATACGGCATCTACTATCAAGAGGGAAATAACGATGTGACCGCAGGCTTGTTGAAGGTTAACAGCTACATAGAACGCGTTAAGTTGAAAATCTTCAATAGTTGTGAGAATACGCAGAAGGAAATGTTGACATACAAGTACCCTGAATTGTCGATGGACGATGAAAAAGACCCCGACGAGAAACCGATGAAAGTGAAAGACCACGCGATGGACGCACTTCGGTACATGGTTATGGGATTGCCGGACGATCCTGACTTGTTGAAAACGGTAGGATCGAAGCCAGCAAGACGCGGCGACTACGAGCGAGTTTACAACGAATTCGAAGAGTTCGATTATCGGCAGTACGAGAAGTTAACTTTCATGGATGTGGGGTATTAATATGGCGAAACCGAAGAGTTATCCGTATGTGGTCTACTACAAGGACCAGACGTATCAAACCATCATGCTGACCAAGAAGGATTTCGAAGAAGTCTGCAACGCTATCGAACAGTCCCGACCCGTTAAGATAACGATTGGGATTATGCAGACTTTTGACATCCGTTCCGTACTGGAAAGGATCGACCCTCCGATGGCAGAGTCCCAAGAAGAATTGAAGTCGGAATTGCCGCCAACAATGACGATGGAAGAGATGGCCTACTACTATGAAAATTTACAGGCAGAACGCGAACGTCAAAATCGCAGAAAGGATGTTGACTATCAATGAGTGACCACCAGACGATTGATCGCTACTGGCGCAGATGGAACCGCGCTTCTCAGGCAATTGCGAACAAGATTGACCTTTGGCGGACGCTGGACATCTACGACCGAAGTGAACAGTGGAAGGACGCCAATATTCCGCCTTGGGTACCTAAGCCTGTTTCGAACTACATACGATACGTTCGCACAATCAAGCGTGCAAATTTGGCGTCATCTATCCCGTTGTCCCACTTCACACCCATCGAAGAAAAATTCGCAAAAGACGTTGAAAGACTGCAAAAAGCTTACGAACACGTGTGGGAATGGGAGAAGGTCGAAAGAAAGGTCCGTTGGGCCGTGGACCGGGCTATTTTGAAGGGAACGTCCGTTATCTACGTCTACGACGATGTGAATTACGTGGGCGGTGTGTATAAGGACGGGTCCGCAAACAACCGACTGTACCAAGGAAAAATCTGCGTGAAATCTTGGCCCTTGGATATGTTCTTCATCGACCCCGACGCTTGCACAATTTCGGAAGCAAAGTGGATCGATACAACCGAAGTATTGCCGCTCCGCTCCGTCAAAAACAATCCAACATTCCGCGCATATTGCAAAAAGAAGGGAACACTTTCGAAGCTGGACGCGCTGACCGCAGACCTGTTGGAGTACGACAGCGTGGCAGACGGGAACACCCTCAAACGGGACTACCATCCTAGCCAATCGTCGGATACCGATGAAGAGGACTACATGGCAACCCTGCATACACATTGGGAGCGGTATATGGACGAACACGGCAGATACCGTCTGGATGTTACCTACTATTTGCGCAATACCGATTTCTTCCTACATCGGATTGAGAACGTTAAACCTAACATCTATCCATTTGCGGCATACGTCGATGAGAGGGAAGAGAAGGAATTCCACGGCACCAGTACGTGTATGGAAATTCTGGAAAATCAACGTGTGATCAACAAGACCACGCAGACGTACAGCATCATTGCGACATTGCACCAAAACCCGCAGAAGATTGTCACACGTTCGAGCGGCATCAGCGCTCAGGAAGTTTCCTTCGCCGGAACACTTCCCGGTAAAACTTGGACCACGAACGACCCCGACGCTTCGAAGTCGATCCATTGGGCACAGCCGCCTGAAATCCCGCGTGGCTTGTTTGAAGTCGATAACGCCATGAAAGAGGATATTAGGGAACGTTTGGGTATCAATCAGGCGTACACCGGGCAATCCGTTGGCTCCCTGACCACTTCGACAGGCGTTCGTTCGTTGATCGAACGTTCGAGTGTTCGCGACAAGGATAAGATGTCGCAGATCGACGAATTCGTGGAAGAACTTTCGAACATCATCGTCATGATTATCTTGTACAAGTGGAAGGATGAACGTTCCATCTCCAAGCGGCAACCGGATGGAACGGTTAAGTATGAGAAATACGAGCCGATTGAAGAGGACATTGCCGACCAGTTGGAATGGATGGTGAAGTGCGATACCTACGCGGTTGCTCCGATGACGGAAGAATCCCGCAAGCAGGAAGCACAAGAATTGTTGGATATTCAGGGCAAATATAGCTTCTCGCCTGCCGTTATCACGCCGCAAGAATTCATCCGAATGGGCAATTACAAGGACAAAGAATTGATTCTCAAACGGATGCAGGATGACTTAGAAATGATGCAGAAACAACAACAATCTCAACCACCGAAAATTAACCCGAACGGAGAACTTTCCTTTGCACTTTCCAGCAAGGACCCGACCGTGGTCATGGATGCCTTGCAACAGGTATTCCAGCAGGCTATGGTTGAACATCAAAATAACCTGCAATTACAGGCCGCACACATCAACAACGGCCTGAACGTAACACCGGAAAGACCGCAAGCCGGAACACAGGCACAAGCACCAAACGGCCAACCACCGGGAACGTTTGACGCACAAGCAAGGGCCGCAATGGGCGCTGGTCAATAAAATTTAGGAGGGTTCACGTGCAGGTAAAATTGACGGGAAAGGTAAGCGTAAACGGCGTTGAATACGGTATCGACAAGGTAATTGAAAGTGACGATGAAAGAGAAATTTCGAGAGCAATTTGGCACACGTGTATGGGACTCAACGCTACCATCTCCACGGAACTGAATCTCGGAGACTACAAAAAGGAGGATTCACATGCCGATCATCGACATTGAAAACAATTTCAAGTACCACGCGCCGAAGCCGGGCCAGCCGGAATTGTACACGGCGCTTCGCGAGAAGGGTAAGGAACTGGCTTACCTAATTGCTGAGTCATGT